AGTAAGTCCATCAATAACAGATTCACTTATAGCAGATACAACTGAAGTTCCTTTATTTTTAGGTACATAAATATTACATTGAATAACACCAGCATAGTAATCAGAGGCAGCACCTTGATTTTGTAGTGTTGATTGATTAAAACTTAAATTCATAGTTATATATTTCTTAGTTTTTCCAGGAGTTGTGAATGGAACATTATCATTGAGAACAGAAACAGTATTATCTGCTGCGACTACCGCATCTGTTACTGCTTTTTCAAAAGCTGCTCTGGCATTAACTAAAGTCATAATTACGAAGGTTCAATATAACGCTGAGTAGATCCAGGCTTGATCTTACCAAAACCACTGCCAGGTCTAGCTCCTACATATATCTTACCTTTCTCTCTCATATTATCTTTAATAATCTTGCCAGCTTCACCTTGAACCCATTGTGAAATTACAGGATTTTCAGAAGCATAACCAGCATACTCAGCAGTATTACCAATATAAATATCTTTATCTCTAAATTTGTAATTAGTACCAACAGGAAAACGAGGATCTATTACTGGATTATCAGGTCTTGAACCTGCTGGTTTCCAACCCTCACCACCTTTTGGTAAATCATGTTCTCTTTTTATTGATGCCCAAGGTTCGTGATCTTCTCTACGATCAGTTTGACCAATAGGATTTCTTCTTACTTTCCAACTAGAGGCTAAGAAACCAGTATAAACAGGACTAGCTTCAGCAGTACCTAAATTTGCATGAAGCTCTCTAATAGTTTGAGCAAAGTCAGCATCTAACTGTGCCATCTGATTTTTCATTACATTATCAGCACTAAAGTTTTGTTCTTTTGCCATCAGAACCTTACCAAAATAGTAAACAAGTAAGTTTGTCCACCTTGTTTTGTATCAATATCAGTTATCTGTGCAACTCTTGTAGATCCAGCATAAGTTAATGTAATTTCATCATCAAAATCAGGTTGATTATCTCCAATAAGATCAGGTGTTATGTAAATTTTTGCCTGTCTTATTTCTCTGCTATCATCTTCAGTTGATCTAACATATTCAACTGGTGCTTTAATGCTATAAGTCGTATCAGTTGTAGTGAATGCCCCTGTACTTGTGTTATAACTGCCAGATGCTTTTTTTGTATAAACAATAGAAGAGTCAAAAGAAGAACCTAAGTCAGAAACAATCTGCTTAGCAACATTTTTAAATAATGAATCTAATTGACCTGCCATTATCCTCTAACTACCCTCATTTGAAAACTACCTGCTCCACCTAGCATGTATGCCCCAAGATAACTTTGTAACCAAGGATAAACATCTAAAATATTATTTATAGATCCAGTTCCCTGACTTTCAGTATTATATTTAACTTGAATATCACCTAATTGAACTTCAGAAAAATTACCATCTTTACCAGTAGTGCCTGTAATAGCATCAGTATCATTTGCCAAAGCTCTAGCTAATTCATATTGTGCATACTTAATACCATTAGGAATTTTAGAACAAGCCAGTTCAACACCATCTACCTGATAATTATTTCTTGGAAACTTTAATGCCTGTCCATCATCACATCTATCTCCATAAAAAACTAAAGTATCAATCCATCTAGTAGCAGATATTAATGATCTTTTCTTTTGATCATCTGTTTTATTAGTCCAAGTAGAAGAATCTGGAGAAGTATCAAAATAATCATTAGCTTCTGTCAAGGTGACATAACTATTAGCATTTTCTCCTTTTATTGTTGCGTCTATAGTAGCTGCCACGATTAATAAAGTAATTTAGTT